TATCGTGCGTGGGCAACCGATTGTGGCGAATACATGCGTAGGAATAGAGATTTTGCGGATGCCTTGCGTGTTGCCGGGTTTACCGTTCAAAAAGGCAAAACGGGAATGACTTGGAAGGGGTTGTCCCTGTCACCAAATAGGCAGGTTGGAACTACCCCCGAAGAGGACTTCCTAAAGTGATGGGTGAAGGATAAAGAAGGATAAATGTATAAATTTATTTAAGGGAAAATTATATAGGAAAAATTATAAAAGAAAAGTTTATGTTTTATCCTTCTTATCCTTCACCACCTAAATTATCGAGGTGGCAAAATGCGAGAAAAATCAATAGAAAACAAGCTTTGTAAGGCGGTAAAAAATCGTGGCGGTATGTGTTTGAAGTTCGTTTCCCCATCCTTTAACGGTGTGCCTGACCGAATCGTGCTTATGCCGGGTGGTGTTATGGCATTTGTGGAAACAAAGGCAACGGGTGAAACGATGCGAAAGCTGCAAAAAAGACGAAAAAAGCAGCTTGAGGCTTTGGGTTTCAAGGTTTACTGCCTGAATGACGAAATGAAAGTGGAGGAAATCATAAATGAAATACAAACCGTATGAATATCAGGAATACGCAACAAGGTTTATTGAAGAAAACGAGGTTGCCGCCATATTCCTTGAATGTGGTCTTGGCAAAAGCGTTATAACCTTGACGGCTATAAAAAATTTAATAGATAGGGGTGAGGTTAAGCGTGTCCTTGTTATCGCTCCCTTGCGAGTGGCAAAGAACACGTGGCCTGACGAGATAAAAAAGTGGGAGCATCTGAAAGGTCTTACCTATTCGGTAGCACTTGGTAGTCCCGAAAGACGAAAAAAGGCATTTATGGCGGCAGCCGATATCGTTATTACCAATCGTGAGAATATTGATTGGTGCGTAAATAAAAGCGGCTTACCGTTCTTCTTCGATATGATTGTCATAGACGAGCTTTCCTCTTTCAAGTCCTACCGTACAAACCGATTCAAGGCATTACTCAAGGTTCGTCCGTATGTTTCAAGGATTGTGGGACTTACGGGAACACCGTCAAGTAACGGACTTATGGATTTGTGGGCGCAGTTCCGTGTACTTGATATGGGAGAGAGGCTCGGAAGGTACATAACACGATATCGTGAAGGCTATTTTACTCCCGATAAACGCAATGCCCAGGTGGTATTTTCGTACAAGCCTTTGCCGGGTGCGGAAGAACGCATATATGACAAAATCGGTGATATTACCATTTCAATGAAAGCCAAGGACTACCTTAAAATGCCTGACCTTATCACAAGTGAGGTGTATGTGGATATGCCCGTAGACGGTAGGCTGAAATATGAGAACCTTCTTTCGGATATGGTGGTGGATATCAAAGATGAGGAGATAGATGCCTCCAACGCAGCCGTGCTTTCCAACAAACTCTTGCAAATGGCCAACGGTGCTATTTATACCGATGCCAAAAAGCCTATAAAAATTCACGATGCCAAGCTTGATGCCCTTGAGGACTTGATAGAAAGTGCAAATGGCAAGCCTGTTTTGGTGGCATATTGGTTCAAGCACGATTTAGTGCGTATAAAGGCAAGATTTCCCGATGCGAGAGAAATCAAAACAACCGAAGATATCCGTGATTGGAATAACGGGGACATCTTGGTAGGACTTATACACCCTGCATCGGCGGGACACGGTCTTAATTTGCAAGAGGGCGGTTCTGCGATTATATGGTTTGGACTCACTTGGAGCTTGGAACTTTATCAGCAAACAAATGCAAGGCTTTATAGACAAGGTCAGAAAAACACGGTGGTAATACAGCATATTATCACGAAAGACACCATTGACGAACGGGTGCTTACGGCAATAGCCAAAAAGGAAAAAACGCAAAATGCCTTAATTGATGCGGTAAAGGCGGTGCTGGGAGGTGCGAGGATATGATTATGACGGAAAATGGCATTGAGAACCTTGCCCACGCCATTATTTTGCAGGCGGTTAAGGACTATAGAAAAGCACTTAAAATCTTGAAACGCAACCCTAGGCATAAGGAGTCCAAGGAAATGGTAGCGGATTGCGAGGGGTTCTTCCTGTCAAAGTGGTTTACCACTCTTACAAATATAGACGGAAAGGTGCTGATGGAAAAACTAAAAAAGGAGGTGTGAGTATGACGGCGCACGAATATTTAAGTCAATATAAAACCTGCGTGAGGCAGATCAGGTTCAACCTTATGCAAATTGAGAACCTGAAGGCTATGACCTATAGCATATCTTCGCCTTCGTGGGGTGAGCGTGTTAGCGGTACTCGCAGCACCGACCCACCTTTTGTAAAAGCACTTGAGCGTTATTGGGAGCAAGAAGAAAAACTGCTAGCCGAGAACGTGGCGCTTGAGAAAAAGAAGGAAGAAATCGTAGCCACTATAAATGCCTTGGAAAACGAGGACGAAAGGTATATTCTTTTACACCGTTACATCAACCATATGACCTGGGAGGACATAGCACTTGAGCTTTGCCTTTCCTTAAGCAGCGTGCGCAGGTGGTATAAAAACGCACTTAAAAAAATCGTTGTGCCTTGCTAAAATTTTGTGTTTTTTATAAAAAATGACACGAAAGAACAGCTCTGAACAGAGATGACCAGGTGCATAATATGGTATGATATAATTGCGAAAAGAATAAACGCAACCAACAAGGCTTTGAGGAAATTTCCCAAGGCCTTTTGTTATGCAAAGGAGGGTGTAATGCCAAGGAAACCTAAAAAGCCGTGTGCCTTTCCGGGATGCCCCTGTCTTACAGACAGTAGGTACTGCGAGGAACACACAAAGGTTATGAACGATAGGTACAACAAGTACGAAAGACCGTATGACTCTTCCGAGCGTTACGGTAATGCTTGGCGGCACATTCGTAACCGATATATAAAAGCAAACCCTTTGTGTGAAAAGTGCTTGGAAGACGGCAAGCTAACTCCCGCCGCAGAAGTGCATCACATTCTTCCCTTGAGCAAGGGCGGAACACACAAAGAGGATAACTTGATGTCGCTTTGCAAATCTTGTCACTCAAGAATTTCTGCTGAATCAGGAGATAGATGGAAGAAAAAATAAAATAACCGCGGGGGTGGTAAAATCTCCGGGACCTAAATCTTAATCAGCGGGCGTGGGCTGTCGTGCGTAAAAAAGCGGAAATCAAAAGGGTAATTAAAGGACGGTGAAAAAAATGCCAACAAAATCAAACAACGTAGGCGGCAGAGGTGGCGCACGAGCAGGTGCAGGTCGCAAGAAAAAAGCCGTCATTGATAAAATTACAGAAAAAAGCAATCAACCCATAGAGGTTTTGGACATACCCGAGGTTGATGGTGTTGAAATGCCCAAGCCAAAAGATATACTTTCCGCCACACAAAGGGACGGTAAAAGCTTTATGGCAAAGGAAATCTATGAGGAAACCTGGGAATGGCTCAAAAAAATAGGCTGCCATACCGTTGTTTCCCCACAGGTTATAGAAAGATATGCAATGTGTGCAGCGCGGTGGATTCAATGCGAGCAGATGACCAACGAGCTTGGTTTCCTCTCAAAGCATCCTACCACGGGAAAACCCATCCCTTCACCGTTCATCAATATAGGCATTAACTATATGAACCAAGCGGTGAGGAGCTGGAATGAAATTTACCAAATCGTAAAAGAAAACTGCACCGTTGATTATAGCGGTAAAAATCCGCAGGACGATTTAATGGAAAAACTACTCGCATCCAGGCGAGGAATATAAAATGGAGGACGATTATGTTTGAAAAAGTAAATCCCTGTCACCCCGACAAGGTGGCAGACCGTATTGCAGGTGCTATCGTTGACCTTGCGTACAAATCAGAAGAAAACCCTAAAATTGCAGTAGAGGTTCTCATAGGTCACGGCACTTGCCACGTTATTATTGAAACCACGGCTACACTTTCAAGAGAGGAAATTGCCAAGGCAGTAAACCGTATTGCAGGTGATGTGCTTGTAAATATCAACATTGCCGCACAGGATAAACACCTCTCCAAGAACCAAGAAAAAGGTGTGCGTTGTGGTGATAACGGCATCTTCAAGGGTGTGCCTTTGACCGATGAGCAGAAAAAGCTCTCTAAAATCGCAAGGGACATTTACGCAAAGCATCCCTTTGACGGCAAATACATTTTGAATGCTGATAGGCTTATTATTTGCCAGAGCAATGCAGCAACGGAGGTTCTTGCCAAGGACTATCCTACGGCGGAAATCAACCCACTTGGTGATTGGACGGGTGGCACGGATGTGGACACGGGTGCTACCAATAGAAAGCTCGGCTCGGATATGGCAGATAGTGTTACGGGCGGTGGACTCCACGGCAAAGACCTCTCCAAAGCCGATGTCAGCGTTAACATCTATGCTTTCTTGAAGGCACAGGCAACGGGCAAGGTAGTGGAGCTTTGTTGTGCTATCGGTGACGATACCATTGACGGCTTACCTTATGCAACCGTTGTAAGCGCAGCTCGTGAATTTATCCATAACCTTGGTGGCTTTGAGAAATTTGCGGAGTGGGGTTTGGTGTAAGCCAAGCCTAAGAGGTGATGCCTATGAAAGAACTAAGAATAGATGTAGGCGTGTATACGCTCCTGCATATCAATTTGACGGATGTTGACTTTACGGGTATCAAGGAAATCGTGTTTACGGTGAAAAATATATCTCTCGCAGATGCTCCCGCTATTATAGAACGCTCTTTTACGGAGCCGGGGTTCTATGAGGTTTTGATTTCACCCAAGGAAAGCGTAAAACTTACGGACGGCGCATTATATGATTTCAATCAAATTTTAGAGGATGGAACGAGATTGAAAATCACGGAAAACGGCAGGATTAAATTAAGAAAAAGCGTAGGTGATAGTTTTGGCTAAGCAAGTAGCACAGCGTGTGGATATACCACCTCCTAAGAAAATCGATGTGGAGTGCGCCACACCTTGTCCTGATATCACAATCAGCCACTCTTACAACCTTGCCAAAATGCGTGAGTTCGATGTCGAGCTTGACACGAAGGTCCCTAAAGTACTATCCATCCTTCCACAAATACAAACCGAAACACTCTCAAGTGCAAAAGCACGTGAAGGCGGCAGAATCTATGTCGAGGTCAGCGGCGAGCCTTCATACATCAACCTTGAGCAGTTAAAAAATATGACCACCAAAACGGTGTTCGTGGATGACCTTGACGATACAAAAATACAAAAATTAAGCAACGAGGATATCGTTATGCTGAAAAGGAGTAAAAAATAATGGCACAGAAAAGAACACAATATGTAAAAACCGCAGACGGTCTTGAAAAACAACTCATTGCCTCGGCTGCGGATATCGTTGAAATAGA